GTTCGTTTTAAAGATGCTTATGTAGATAGTATTACAGTAACAGGCGAAGTAGATGGTGCTTCATTAGATATTTCTGGTGATGCAGATATTGATGGTACTTTAGAAGCCGATGCGATTACTGTTAATGGCACAGCTCTTGATGAGTTTATTCAAGATACTGTAGGTGCTATGGTATCATCTAATACAGAATCAGGTATATCTGTAACTTATCAAGATGGTGATGGAACATTAGACTTTTCAGTTTCTGGTGGTGGCACAACAATTAATAATAATGCAGACAATAGATTAATAACTGGTAGTGGCACAGCAGATACCCTTGAGGGAGAAGCTAATGCCACATGGAATGGAAATACTTTAGCTCTAACAGCAGGAGCAGGAAATACTGGTATATCTCTTACTGATGGTTCCACAAACTATGGTTTTATCGGTGGTGGTAATGCTTTAAAGTCTGGTGGTAGTGCTAATGACTTTTCATTTAGAACAGATACTGGCTCTATAGACTTTTACACAAATGGTCAAAATTTAAGACTTGCTATTGAATCAGATGGTGTAATTAATACAAGTGAATCAGTTCGTATTGGTAGTGGTAGCACATTTGAAAATGAGGCTTGTAACATTAAGAAAACAGGTAATAATGATGATGCAGTTTTAGCCTTAGACAGCGATACTGGTGATGCTTCTTTCTATAGATTTATAAGATTTTATAGAAAAAATTCTAACTCTAGTTTAGCTAAACTTGATTATGACCTTTCAGGAGATTCTATTTCATTAGCAGTAGAGTCTGATGAAAGATACAAAGAGATTACAGGACCAGCAGTTGGTTTAGATTTAATTTCTAGACTAGAGCCAATAAAATATACAAGAGAAGAAACAGGAGTAACTGATGGATGTGGTTTTTCTGCACAAGCATATAAACAAGCATTTGATGATATTGGAGAATATGCAAGAGGTGTAACAGTTGGTTCAGATACAGTTAAGTGGGAATTAGATTATGCACCCTTAGTACCAAACTTAGTGAAGGCTATACAAGAACAACAAGAACAAATAGAAGTATTACAAAATGAAATACAGCAACTTAAAGGAGAAGAATAATGGCAATAAATTTTGAATGGGATGTATCAGATTGTGAAGTTTATCCAAATAAAGATGGATTGTCAGATGTAGTTCATAAAGTAAATTATACACTAAAAGGAATTGATAGCTCTAATCAAGATGATAATGATAATAATTATTTTGCAACAGTTATAGGTAGAGTATATTTAGATACATCTGATTTATCAAATTTTATACCTTGGTCTGATTTAACACCAGAAATTGTACAAGGTTGGGTAGAAAATAATATGGGTTCTGAAAATGTTTTAGAACTTAAAAATCAAGTAGAAGCTAAAATAAATGATAAAATAAATCCAAGCTCTATAAATAAGGTGTTAGGATAATGGATTTACTAACGCCATACATTATCTGGAATATATTCATAACTTTGGTACTTGCTCCACTAATGTATAGTATTAGGCAAAATGCTTCAGAACTAAAAAGACAAGATATATTAATTAACAAAACAAGAGAAGAGGTCGCAAAAGAATATGTGACTAAAATAGAAGTCAAGGAAGATATGCAGAATCTTATCGACAGATTTGATAGGCTCGATGAGAAGATGGATAGATTATTTGAAATTAAATAAAATAGGAGAAGAAAATGAAACCAAGAAAGTATAATAGAAAAGCTCAACCAGAGCAACTAGACCATTATGCACCTAATGGACCAATGCTTTCAGGAGATGTAAATTCTGGAAGTCAAGTAGGTTTTGGTGGTAATGTCAGCATGAGCAATCCTGTTGGGGGTGTTAATGATGTAGTTAATCCTGAAAATCAAAGATTATCTGGTGGTGCTAATGATGTTGGTGCTGGATTCGGTGGTAATGTAAGCATGAGCAACCCTATGGGTGGTGCAAATGATGTAGTTAATCCTGAAAATCCAAAAGTACCCAACAGTGGTAACATATATTTAAACGATAACGAATCAGTTTAATGCACAAAAGCAAAGGAGTAGCAATATTTTTGGCTATTGGTATGCCTAAAGGTAAACTATTGCAACAATTAATGAGAAGAAAAAATGGCAAGACAAAGAGCAAAAAATAATAAAAAAACATTAAAAGAAGTTAAAAAAAGACTTAAAAAACAAATTGGTGGTACTGGACCTCTAGGTGGTAGAGGTAGAGAATTACCTCCTAAAGAGTTTGAAGATGCAGGTGTTCCAAGAGAACTACCTCCTACAGCTACACCTATGCCTACACCTAAACCTACTGTTAATTTACCTCCAGATGTAGAAGTGCAAGATACTCCTGATGCTCCTCAAAAACAACAACAACAAACTGAAAGTCAACAGAGAGAAGCAGAAAAAAGAAAAGCTGAACAAGATAGAAAAAGAGCTGAAGAAGCTAGACAGAAAGCAATAGAAGAAGCAGCAAAAAAAGCTGCTCAAGAAGCTGCTGACAGAGCTAGTGATGATATAGATATTGATGGACCATTTCAAATAGGAGAAGAAAGAATATTTGGAAATCGTATTTTTGTCTGGAATGGAACTACTTTTATTGATACTGGCAGAACAGTTGATGAAGGTGACGATGGTGATGAAGGTAGTGCTGGTGACGAAGGTGACGATGGTGATGATGGTGATGATGGTGATGATGGAGATGATGGAGATACAGGTGGTGCAGGTGGTGGAGCCGGTGAACAAACACCAACAGACCCCGATGCTTTAAGAAAACAAATTGAAGATGCTGCAAAAGGAATTGTTCCAGAATCAATTAAAGCACCTGATGCTGTAAAAGTAGATGTTGGTAAGGATGTTACAGCTGAAACTATAGATATTTCTAGAGTAATAGATAATGAAGATATAGCTAAAATTACAGCTCCTACTAATGAACAAGTAAGTAAAATTACAGATGTTGCTACTGCTGATATTCCTGAAACAGCTAAAGTTAGTCAAATACAATCTATTTATAGTGTTCCAGAAAATGTAGCAGTGCAAATAGCTAGAGGAGAAATAAAACCTGAAAGTTTAGCAAATGCAGCAGAAGTTGAAAGAAGTAAAGCTATAGAAGCTGCACAAGTTCAAATTAATGAAGGTGCAGTGGCAGCAAGAGTTGTAGGTGTACTAAGTCCTAATGCAAAAGCAACAGCAGTTAAAAATGCAGGAACAAGTTTAGCTAGAGTTACAAGAGCTAAGAAACAATTAAGAAATGCTGGATTATCTGAAACAGATATTACTGAATTAGGTAATGACCCTGAAACACTAGAAGCAAGACTAACAGATTTTACAGAGGAACAAAGAGGTATAATTGAAGGATTACCTGAAGAAGCTTTAGTATCTAATCAATTAGATAGTTTACTACAAGGTATAGAAGAAGGAGAAATACCTGTATGGGCAAAACCAGCTGTAGATAGTGTTGAGGCTATATTAGCTCAAAGAGGTTTATCAGCTTCAACTGTAGGTAGAGATGCATTATTTAATGCTATTATACAATCAGCTGTTCCAATAGCACAGTCTAATGCCCAAGCTATACAACAAGCAGTAGCTCAACAAAGAGGTATTGAAGCTGAAGCATTAGAAAGAGATGCTCAAAGAAGTCAACAAGTAGCTTTAAACAATGCTCAAAGTGTTTTTAATTTAAATATGGCTCAGTTTAATGCTGACCAACAAAGAGAAATATCAAACAGTAAATTTTTTCAAACTATTTCATTAGCAGAGGCTGACAACATTCAAAAATCAGCTATACAAAATGCTGTAATAATGTCACAAGAAAATTTAGCAGAAGCTAATTTTGCACAACAAGCTCAAATTAATAATGCTAAAAACTTTTTAACAATGGATATGGCAAATTTAAATAATGAACAACAAAGTTTTATGGTAAAAGCTCAACAAGAACAACAAAGAATATTATCTAATCAAGCATCAGAAAATGCTAGAAGACAATTTAATGCAAAATCGCAACAACAAGTTGAAATATTTAATAAAGAGTTATTTTCTCAAATAGAAAGATTTAATGTTCAACAACAAAATTTAGCTAGGCAGTTTAATGCTCAAGCTGAAAATGCAGCTGAAGCTAGAAGAGTTCAAAGAGATGTTGATATAGATAAAGCAAATGCAGCAATGGTAAATCAAATAAATCAATTTAATTCACAAATAGAATTTAATAGAGATAAATTTAATACAGCAAATAAACAAGCTGTAGCTCAATCTAATATGGCATGGAGAAGACAAGCTAATACAATTAACACAGCTGCACAAAATGCAGTTAATCAACAAAATGCTCAAAATGCATTTGCTATGACATCACAATCATTATCATTTTTATGGCAAGAGCTAAGAGACCAAGCTGATTTTGATTTCAGAGAAGCTGAAAATGCTAAGAATAGAGAAGCTCAACTATATGCTACTGCTATCGCAAATGAAGCAAATGGAGCCTCTGATTGGAATAATATGACAGGTCAAGTTGCAGCATTAATTAAAAATTTATTTGGAGGAGATTAAAGTGTTTAAAAAATTATTTAAAGGTATTAAAAAAGTATTTAAAAAAGTTGGTAAAGGTATAAAAAAAGTAGTAAAAGGTGTTGGCAAAGTTATGGGAAAAATTGCTAAACCTTTTCAAAAATTTGGTCTAGTTGGTCAAATAGCTTTAGGATTTATTATGCCTTGGGCTATAGGTAGTGTGTTTGGTGGTTTAACATCTACTGCATTTGGAACTTTTGCTCAAGGATTAACTCAGAGTTCTAATATTTTTGCTAAAGCAGCTGGATATACTTTTAAAGGTATTCATTGGGGAGCAACTAAAATTAAAAATGCTTACAATTTTATATCTGATAAAATATCTCAAGGCATTGAAACTATGACTGATAAAGCAAAAAATTTATTTGGACAAGGTGCTGATGCTTCAAACTTAATAGAAGATTCTGTAATAAATGCTCCTGAATTTGATAAAGATTATTTAAAAGAGTTCGATAATATTCTCAGACCAAAAACAACACAAGAAATTATACAAGACAATTTAGAAAATGTTGGTGTAGATACTGCAACTAAAGTTGCTACAAAAGTTGCTACAGAACAAACTTTTGGTCAAAGATTGATAGGTGCAGCAACAACTGGTGCTGTATCAGGAATAGAAAAAGGTGCTAAAAGTTTTGTATTCGATGCTATTGCTGGAGATGAAGGAGAAGGTGGTAGTTATGGTGGTTACATAGCTGACTTTATGGACCCTGAGTTAAATAGCTCATTAATAAATAGTGTAGATTTTGCTCTACAATCAAATGGATATAATTATGGTGGACCATCTTATCAATATAATGTTCAAACAAGTGGGTTTGGTCAAGATGAATATAGTAAATGGTTTGATAGAGGTACAGCCTCTGATGCATTGTAAGGAGATTAAAAATGGAAAAATTAAAATTTGCAGATTATGATAAAGAAGGTCTAGATTTTTTAGCAAATCGAGGAAGACCTATTCCCGGACAATCATTAACAAACGACCCAGATAATCCTTATCCTTGGGAAAGTCCTCCAGAATTTACAAATTTACAATCTGCTACAGATGCATTATTTGTAGAATTAACTGAACCTGAAGTTTATGAATCAATATTAAATATGGTAGAATCTGGAGAATCAATAGCTAATGTGGCTCAAATAGTATTATATGATGGTTTTCAAAAAGGTATGTTTAATCCAGATTTACTTATGTTACTTATCGAACCTACTATGTATATGTTAATGGCTTTATCTGAAAAAGCAGGGGTTGATGATTACAAAATTTACGATGATGAAGAAGAAGATGAATTTGATTCAAATGAACAGTTGGAAGGTATGGATAGGATTATGAATATGGCTGAAGAAAAATTTGCTTCTAGTATAAAAAAAGGAGTTATACCAAAAGAAATAGAACAAAAAATAGAGAGGCTAGAAATACCTGAAAGAAAAAGTTTATTGGAAAGAAATGAACAACCACAAATAGAAGAACAACCAGACAGTTTGTTAGATGAAGGAGAAAAATAATGGCACAAGAGATAAAAGCTTTAGGTGAATCTTTACTTAGTCAAGCTAAAAAAAGAAGAAAAAAATTAGAAAAAAGACAAAAAATATTTTCAGGATTAATGCTAGGTGTTAGTGTCGGTAATATATTTTTACGAAGACAAGCTGAAAAAAGAATGAATGAATTTATTAATAGTAACGCAGGGGTGCTACAGCAAAGAAAAGCACAATTTAAACAAGGAATTAATTTTTGGAGTGACCATGAAAAAATGATGCAAACTTATGGTATGGGAACAGGAGATACTAATTGGGAAGATGCATTTACACTTAAACAAAAGGAGCTTTATAGAAAAAGAGATTTAGATGGATTAAATTTAGCTACTAAAACTTTGGCTGTTAGACAAGAGTTTGATAAAGAAGTTGAAGAAAAAATTAAAGATGATATAGAGGCTTATGGAAAAAAATTAGATATATTTAGTAATTTTAAAAATATAGACAACACTGAAGAAAATCGAAAACTTTATTTAAAACCACTTACTGATAACTTTGTTAAAGCACAAAAAATAATTAAAAAGGAAGGTAATGTTGGAAACTTTTTAATAAATAAATTAAGAGGTAAATCTGGTTTAGAGGATATAACCTTTGAAGGTACTGATACTCAACTTAGATTACCAAAATCTTTTTCTGATGAAGATAGAGATAATTTTAGAAAAAATATAATTTTAAATGAAGCTTATTTAGAAAAAATAGATGAAGCAAATGAATTAGTAAAATATCAACCTTTAAGTTCTGAACTGTTAAAAAGAACTGCAGGTGGTTTAAAAGGCTCAGACCCAGTTGCAGGACATGAAACTGTAATTAAAAACTTATTAAAAGATGATACATCTGCTAATCAATTAGCTTTAGCTAAAATTAAATTTGAAACTACACTTTCAAATTCTCCTATAAATTTTAGACAAATTTATGTTAAGTTAGGCAAACAAAAAAATGTTGGTAGAGAAGATAGAGTAAGAAATCAACAAATGTTTGTGGAAGATATTTTAACATATTCAAAACAAGCAAAAATTGCTTTTGATAGTAACCCTGATAATGAAGGTGAAGTTAAAAGAGATGAGTTTTTTATTGAACAAGGTATAAGACAGTATTTAGCCTTAAATCCAACTCTAAGTAAAGGTGATAATGAAACACCCGTGCCAACAAATCAATCGTTAAATATTTATGCAAATATGCCTTTTACAATGCAATCAGAAGGCAGACAGGTAGAAATAACACCTAATAAACTTTTAGGCAGAATTAGAGAAATGGTAAAACAAGGTAATCTTGAAGATGCAAAAGAAAATTATTTGCAAATTGAAAAATTATTGTTAGATGAAGAAATAAGTCAAGATATGATTGAAGCAAGAAATATAACACTAAATACTATTAGAAATAGTTTAGAGCTTCCTAATTTAGGAGAAAATATTATAGATTCTGATAAGCCAACACTTAATACTAAAAAAGGTCAGCTAGAATTAAGAAAAACTAAATTAGAAGATTTACTTTCTAAAGAACTTTTAAAAGAAGAAAGTTTACAAAATGATAAGCTTTTGAATAAATATATAGAAGATTTAAAATTAATAGATATAGAAATGGAAAGATTAGATACTATAGATAATGAAGAATTATTAAAAAATCAATCAAGTGGAGAAAATGTTACTCAAAGAGCTGTTGAATTAGTTTCTTTTGGTGATGAGAATGCTGTTGAGTTTTTAATGGAAATATCTAAAGTTGAATCTAAATATGGCACAGACCCAAGAACTTTCCAATCTGATAGAATTTCAAAAGGTATCTTTCAAATTGACCCTGTAGCTTTAGAGGAAGTACAAAGAAGACTAGACCCTAACGCAGATGTAGGAGCTAATATTAGAAGATATAATCAACAATTAATAGAAAGTTATAATATAGATTTAAGTAAAATTACAAGTGATGATTTAGATAAACCTTTAATTTCAGCAGCTGTTGCTAGAGCTTATTTGTTATCAGTTCCTGAAGCTTTACCAAAAGCAGGGTATGATAATAGAGAAGCTAGGGCAAGATATTGGAAAACTTATTACAATACCTCTGAGGGTGCTGGAACAGTAGATTATTATTTAAATTCAACCCGTATTTAACATGGACATAAACAAGTTTTTAACAGAAGTTGCATCTTTTGGATTGGTAGATGATACCGATGAAAATATTTTAGTCGAAGAAGAAAACGAAAGAAAACGATTAGAAGAAGAAAGAGAAAGACTTGAAGAAGAATCAAAAAAAGAATCTGAAGTATTACAAGAAATACAAGAAAATGAAAATGTTGAATCTAAAGGTTCTGGCTTTACATCATTTTTACAAGAAGTTTCAGAGTTTGAAGACAAAGGTTTAGAAGATATTTCAATACAAAGAAGAATGGCTTTTGGTGCAGCCCAAGAACCATATATTGTGGGTAGTGCTGCTAGACTTGGAGAGGCTTTTTTTACATCTTTATTTACAGATGAAAGTTATACTGAAGCTGCTAGAAGAATAGAAAAAGATAGACAAGCAAAAATATTTCAGGAATATCCAGAATTTTTAGGTAAAGAAGAAGACATGGCTGTTTTAAGTGGTAGAATGGGAATAGCTATATCTGACCCTGTAACTTTTTTTATACCTTGGGCAAAATTTGGTAAAGGTTCAAAACTTATAGCAGCTAGTGCTGGAGTTGCTGCTGGAGATGCAGCTCTTAGAGAATATGCACTAACAGGCGAAGTAAGTCCTACTGTCGTAGCTGCTTCTGCAGGTTTAGGGGGTGCAAGTGGAGCTGTTGGAAATTTCATAGCTAACAGAATAAATCTAAATAATAATTCTTATAAAATTAATTTAAAAAATTCTGATGGTAGTGTTGACTCTAGAACTTTAACAAGTTCAACTTCTCAGGCTATTCCTAAACTTTCTAACAAACAAGCTGACGAATTTGAAAAATTATCATTAGAATTATTTGAAGAAAATGCACCACAAATAAAAAATATTACTAAAAATTATTCATCTATTGGAGAAATGTTCACTAAAATAGATTTAATAAAAAAAGATACTTCTATATTACGAAACACAATAAGAAAATATTTAGTTGAAGTTGATAAAGTTACTAAAAGAGATTTGGTTTATTCTAAAAAAACTAAAACTAAAAAAGCAAAAGTATTTAAAGCATCTAAAGATTTAACAAGAGTTGAAGCTGAAAAAATATTAGAAAAAATAAAAAGTAATACTAAACTACAAAAACAAATTAATCAAGATTTACACAAATTACAATATAATGATATACCTGAAGATACTGCTATAGTAGGTGCAGTTTCTTTATATAGAGCTTGGGACAAAGGTTTGATACCTAAAGGTGAAGCAGGAGAGCAAATTGTTAGAGCTTTTGTTTACGAAGCAGTTAGACCTTTATTTGGAGCAACTGCAGGTGGATTAGTAGGAATCTACGCATCAGGAGAGGGAGAAAATGAAGATTATTTAACTGAAGGAATAATGCTAGGAGCTGCTGCTGGGATTTTTTCTAGAGTAATAGATACATCTAAATTTAAACTTTTACCAAAAAATATAGTGGAAACTGCAAAAGGAGAATTTACAACTATATTTAGAACAAACTATTTAAATTTTGCAAGGTCAGTATTAGCTGGAACTCAAGCAGCTGCTTTACAAACTAGAAATAAAATTTTACAAAAATTTGGTTTAGATTTATATAGAAATCTAGGTGCTAATTTAAAAACTGGACAAACACTACAAGCATCTGTTGAAGGTAATTTAGATATAGCTAATGACTTTTTTAGAAAAAAATTAGGAGATATTTTTGCTGGACAAGATGATGAAACTATTTTAGCTGTAGGTAGATTAGTGCAACAAAGGAATATGAAGAAAAATTCTAAATTTTCTTTTTTAGAAAAAGGAGATTTAAGTAATAAGGTTGCTAACAAACTAGCAAGAGAAGTTCATAAATTAGATGAATCATTTAAATCATATATGAGAAAAGCTGGTGTTGAATTTGACGAGGCTGATGCTTATGGATTAACTCAAATATTAGACCCTAATGCAGCTAATACAATTAATTATTCACAATCAGTTGATTTATTAAGAGATGCTTTTATTTTACAAAGTAAAAATAATAAAGGTAAAATAGTAAAAGGTTTTTCTAAAATTGATAAAAATGGTAATTATATACCAATAAAAGTTTTATCTAAAAATGAGGCTACTGCATTAGCTAAAAAATATTTAGATGGAGCTGATGGTGTCCGAAGACAAGCCTTAGTTGATATGGATAGTTTAACTAAAGGTTCTGATGATATGTCAATTTTTATAAGAACAGGAGGTGCTACTCCTAAAAATCATACTGTAGTTCAGTCTGCTAAATTTTTTGAAAATGAAAGAGTTTTGTTTGACCAAGAAGCTAGAGCTTTAGCTAAAAAATTATTTGTTCAAGACCCTATAGCAACTCATATTAGTTTGTTTGAAAACTCAACTAGAGTAGCTGAATTTGCAAGAAGATTTGGTTCTAAAGGTCAAGGAATATTAAAAATAAGAAAAGCTTTACAAGCTTATTATAGTAAGATAGCAAAATCAACTTCTAAAAAATCAGATGGTACACCTGACTTAGATGCAGATTTTATGACTAATGATATTTTAAGAAAAAATTATCAAAGGGATATAGCAGATTTAAGAAAATCAATTAATCATTATTTTCAAGTTCAAGACCCTAGTATGATGAGTAGTATGGGTAATAATGATTTAGCAAGAAGTTTTGTTTTAACACTTCAAACTTTATTAGCAACAACTAAATTAACAAAAGTAGCTATCCCATCATTAGGTGATATGATACAAACTATGCAAAATAGTGGCTATAAGGCTGCTTTTAGAGCTTTAGCTGAAAGAAAAAAAGTAGAAGGTAAAATTTTTAAAAAATCTAGATTTGCTAGAGATATTTTAGGACAAAGAGTTGGAGAAGAAAATGTAGGAACAGTTGAAGGTCTTTTAGGTAGAACATTTCAAAAAAGAAGATATGATGGAGATTTAAATAGAGAACTTCAACAATTTAGTATATTACCTACTGCAGGAGTTGGAGGACATGCATCTTATCAACAAGGTCTAATAGAATTTCAAAGAAAATTTTTTGAAGCTATACAGCTAGGAAGAGTAACAAGAAATGCTAGAGAATTTGCATTTGATGCAGGTATTTTTAGAGCTTATGATTTAGGAAAAATTGCAAATAAAACTGGTAAATTATCTAGGTCACAACAGAGAGAAATAGATTACTTTGGTCTTACTGCTAAAGAAATGAGTTTTTTAGGAAGATTTAAAAATATAGATGAAGCATATTCTAATAAGCTAGGTGAAAAACTTTTAAATCAAGCAGGTAGAAGAAGTGCTGATAGAGATGCTTTAATACCTCAATTAGGAAATAGAAGATTATTTTCACAAGCAGAAAATCCACTAATGAGATTTGCAGGAAGTTTTTTATCTTGGGCTCAAGCAAAAGTTTCTCAAACCAGTGCCTTAATAAGAAGAGTGCAAGAAGGGGATGGCAGATTAGCTTTACTTATGTTATCAACATTACCTATCTATGCTGCTGTTAGAGATATGTATGAAATTGTTAACCCTAATAAAGAATTTAGAGAAGATAGTGCTAGTCTACTCAATGCTATATCTGAAGGAGATTTAGAAAAGTTAGCAAAAGCCACAGCTGAAGGAGCTGTATTTTCAGGTCAAACAATGCCTTGGTATATAGATAAAGTTGTTAATGCTTCTAAATATGGAGTAGACGACCCGATAGAAGTAATTTATCCTGCAGCTGGATTAGCAGTAGACCTAGTTGAAGTTGGTAAAACTGGTTTTGAAGTTGTAACTGATGCTTCTCAAGCAGATACACTTCAAGAAGGTTTTGAAAAACTATATTCTCCAAAACTTCTTGTAGAAGGTACTGAAGCTTTAATTCCTTTTGGTAAAGATGTAGTTGGTAGTGGTCCTATAGGAACTACATTAACTACAGGATTAAAAGAATTAGGAATAGTTGAAGATGCTGATATTACACTTAAACAACTTGCTGAAGAAAAAGAAGCTGAATTAGGCAGAGGTGCTATAGCTTTATCTAAAGGTGGATTAGTTTCCTCAAGAAAAAAATTTACTAAAGGAGGAAAAAATTTACCTGAAGGACCTGAAGTTTTAAACACTAAAGAAATACCTGCTGATAGAGTAAATCCAATAACAGGAGAACCTTATTCTGGTAAATCTGAACTTGAACTTCAGATGGAAAATCTTATTAAATGATATTATACACTGAGAAACAACTTGACCAAGCTTGGCATTCTGATTGTAAAAAAAGAACACTAAATGATAAGCCTTGGTTATCAAGAGAGAACTATAGACAACTTTTTGAAGGTTGTTTAGATTTTAAAGTAGCAGGAATGCATCAAGAAAGTAAATACTATTTAAAAACTTTTGATGTTCATATACCAAGATATATTTTAGAAACGATAGAAGAAACAATAACTGTAGAATCAGAGGAGTAAGATGGGATTCCCTTTTGAAATAATAACAATGTTAGCATCTACTTTATTAAGTAGTGTACTTAGCCTATGGTCAGAAAGTAGAAAAGCTAAACAACAAGAACAAATGGCTCTAATAACTAGAGGCAAATTTCAACTAAAAGCTATTGATGCAGCTCGTAATGTTAAGAGCCAAGGCTTTCAATGGACAAGAAGAATCATAGCTTTAGTTTCTGTTTTTGCTATAGTAGTTTTCCCAAAACTCGTAGCAGTATATTACCCAGAAGTTTCAGTTACTGTAGGATATACAGAGTTCAGACCCGGATTCTGGTTCTTTACCAGTGACGAGGAAGTATTCAAGTGGGTAACTTTTAAAGGTTTAGTAATAACACAACTAGATACAAACCTAGTATCAGCGATTATAGGAATGTATTTTGGTGGTAGCCTAGTAAGAAGATAATGGATGATTTTAAAAAGGTTGTACTAGCCTTTCTAGTATCTTTCTGTTTTTTATTAGGATGGTTTATTGGTAAACTTATACTTGTATTTTACTATATATTTTTTTCACACTTTAGATAATGGATGATTGCAGAGAAAAACTTGAGATAACACTTTTATGCCTTGTATTTGTAGGTATGTTAATTGCGTTGTCAGCTTGACAAATTTGTAAAATAACAGTATAATAAAAAGAGCAATAGGGCAAAAAGCATATTGCATAATTTAACTTGCTTAATAAGGAGTAAAATATGACAAGTAAATTTCTTTTGGATTTAACACATCCATCTTTTAGCAAATCCTTAATTGGGTTTGATTCGTTATTCAATGAGCTATCTAAGTTACAAAATTTAGATAGAGAATCTAATAGTTCTTATCCACCTTATAATCTTTATAGGGATGGTGAAATATATACAATAGAAATGGCAATGGCAGGTTTGTCTTCCAAAGATATTGATATTGAATTAAAAGAAAGGGTATTGACTATTTCTTACGAAAAGAAAAATGATGATAATGATATGGCTGTCCATAAAGGTCTAGCTAATCGTTCATTTAGAAGAAGTTTTAATTTAGCAGAAGATATTGTTGTTAATAAAGCTTCACTAAAAAATGGATTACTTTCTATAGTTTTAGAAAAAATTATACCTGAAGATAAAAAACCTATTAAAATTAAGGTTTCTTAATCCAAAAGCCCTCGAAAGAGGGCAATTCTTTCTCTCAGGCTCTCAGAGGCTGTCTAACAAAAATCATAAGATATTCGACTCCTACTATTCCTAATAGTAAAAGAATGTCTTAGAAACGATTCTATGAGGTCAATTTTTAAAAAAAGTTAATTTTTTAAAGCATTTATCTCATTTTCTATCTGATGATGTATTTTATCTATTTTAGTTCTACCTTCTCTAATTATTGTTTGAATAACTCTTAAATCATGTCCAGAAAAAACTTTATCAGCATGTTCATAAGGCAATCCTGATATTTCTCTAACTAATTTTCCAGAGGTGTCAAACAATATTTTGTAAGATAAAATGTTTGCTTCTTGGTTATTATCCATTTTATATAAGTTGATTTATTAAATTATTAATTAATAAAGATAAACCGACAGCATTTAATATTATTAATGCTCTATCTTTCCACATTAAGCCAACAACTAACCATGCAGTAACTCCTGTTATAGATAATAACAAGTCGGTATAAATCATACCATCTACTCCTCGCATGGACATAGCAACTAATATTAATATACTACCCATCCATTTAATATACCATGATATATCTCCTTTAGGTGTCGCTGACTTAAATATTCTTTTAGAATTTAGTAATTCTTTGTTGTCAAATTTTTGTTTACTCATTGTTTTCAATATTAGAAAAAGTTACTAAATCTTGTTTACCTCTTAATCCTGCTTTCATGTAAGTAGTTGCCCTACCTTCAAAAAAGTTTTGATGCTCTATGCCCATAACTTCATCTAGCCAAGGTAGAGGGTTATCTTTTTGATTATAGTTAGGTTTTAACCCTAGCTGTAATAATCTTCTATCTGCAATGTATCTGTTGTATTGCAACATATCTTGTTTAGTGAGTCCTTCAATGTCGCCCATTTCAAATACTAAATCTAAAAACTTATCTTCGAGTTCAACCATTTGTCTACAAATGTCGTAAAGCTCTTTCTTAAAATCATCTGTCCATATCTCTATGTTTTCTTGAATAAACTCTCTAAATAATTTAGTCATAGCTTCAACATGCATTGACTCATCACGAATAGAATATGTTACAATCTGTCCCATACCTTTCATCTTACCAAATCTAGGAAAGTTTAACAGTATTGCAAAGCTACTAAATAATTGTAGTCCTTCTGTAAATGCAGAGTAAACTGCTAAAGTTTTAGCAATAGTTTCTCTTTTAGCTTTCTTAGGTTTAAAGTTACCAACATAATCATGTTTATCAGCCATCTCTTCATAATCAGCAAAAGCTTTATACTCAACATCTGGCATACCTACTGTATCTAATAGTAAAGAATATGCATGTTGATGTATTGATTCCATATTAGCAAAAGAACTCATCATCATTCTGGCTTCTGGTTTTTTGAATATAGGCATATACTTATCTATATATCCTGCACCAACATCTACATCTGACTGTGTAAATAATCTAAATATTTGTGTCAGTAGATTTTTTTCATTGTCTGATAAGTCTTGCCAATCTTTTACATCTGTATGTAAAGGTACAGACTCAGGCATCCAATGCATTTGATTTTGTAAAAAGTAGTAATCGAACATCCAAGGATATTCAAAAGGTTTGTAGTATTCTCTAGTTGTTAATAAACTCATTCATCCTCCTGTATAAAATATGTGTTTAAAACTTCAAGCTTGTCATGGTAGTCTGCCATATATCCAAGTTCTTTTTCCATAGTTTCCATAATATCAGAATGCTCTCCTACTCCGACACTTTTCTGTAGATAGTTTTCTACATTCATTCTATGTTTGTGTAATTGTCCTGTAAAGTATTGTATTAAAACATCAATACTTATGTTTCTAAAATCATCCATATTATTCTAATTCATTTTCTATAAAGTCAGCTAAAGTGTTTATATCTGCATCAGATAAAATACTAGCTTGACTCCACATTGTAGAACTCATTCCTCCTCTAGTTTCTTTGTTCCTATACTGTGTTAATGCTTCAATAATATAAGCCTCATCTTTACCAATTAAAGATGGGAAAGCTCCTACTCCTTGTCCATTTTGTCCATGACAAGCAGCACAACCACCCCACAAACCTCTAATGCTTGAGTAGGGGTCTGCTAATGCTTGTTCATTTTTTTCTTCTAATTGTTTTAGTAAAGAACCATATTCTTTAAGATAATCAGTATAGCACTCATCATAACATCCTTGTACTCTACTATATCCTTTATATTCAAGATTAGTTGTAACATAATACATAATAGATATTAAGAATGTTATTATTAATACTATAAATTTTAAATCGTTCATGCTTCTTTATCTAAGTCCCATTTAGCTCTTTTTTCATAGTTAGGTTTAGATATTCTATTCCAAAATCTTCTTCTCTCTGTATCGCTTTTTAAATTTACATACCATGTATGTCCATCTCTTTCAGCATCTAAAAATATTGCTCTTGTAAAAAGTAAAGGTATTATAATAGAGCAATGTATAACAAAAGATAGAATACTATTATAACCATACCAACCTAAATAATAAGTTGCTACTAATCCAAAAAAGAAAGACCATATTGTAAATAATATTAAAGTAAAATAGGCTTGAATAGATGGTTCAGGAATGTATTTTAATGGATTATATCTATTATCCATAACTAACTTCCAACACTCATCAATCCAAAATATAAATTGTAATATTTTATTTTTCATCCTTGTCCTCTATATTTTTTAAAACTTCTTCTATAATTTTTATTCATGGTAGAAGTTGCTAAATTTCTTCTACCTTGACTTGTTTTCTTACCTCTAACACCTGTAACTGGTGTGTGACTATTTGTTGTACTCCACTTAGCTGCCATTATCCCTCACAACTTATACATTCAACCTCATCTAATTTAATACGAGGTACTTTAATATTTACATTTTCTGTAGACCTTGCAGCATTAGACCTAAAGTAATACAATGATTTTAACTTATGCATACCATACCAATGAACATCATTTATGTATTGTATGTATTCATTATGCACATCTTGGTCAGCTGTAGCACTTGGTAAATCAAAAAATAGATTTACACTTTGAGCTTGACATATAAACTCTTGTCGTTTGTAAGCATGTTCAACAACCCATATCTGATTTATTTCACTTGCTGTTTTAAATACTTCTTTTTCATTATCTGTAAAAATATCTATGCTTTGTATTGAACCTTCATTCGCAGATATTTCTTTCCAGAGTTTTTCTTTCTTCTTTTTAGAAAGTTTCTTTTTATTTATAACTTTGTCTAAATATTTATTTTTAACTTGATAAGTACCTGATAAAGTTTTGTGTGTATATATGTTAGCCCTATATGGCTCAATCGAAGGAGATGTCCCACCACAAATAATACTAGAAGAGGCATTAGGAGCAACAGCGATAAGATGGACATTCCTAACATGAACAGAACCTGCATCAGGGCATGAACCACGAAGGTCTGCCAAGTTTTGAGTTGCTTTAGTAGCTTTACTGTTAATGTGTTTAAACAGTCTATAGTTAATTCCTGTTGCCTCCATACCCTCAAAAGGTACATTTTTAGATTGTAAATAGGCATGAAAACCCATTGCTCCAAGACCGATTGACCTTTCTCTGTATGCTGAGAAGGCTGCTTTTTGATAACCCTCTTTTTCCTCTTTGATGTAGTTTGTAAATCTTTTGTAGTTGGCATTATATTCTCCTAGTTC